GCACTGACTTAATATCGTTAGTGACTCTACAGACTAATGCTATCAAGTCTTTATACAGTGCTGAAGAAGCCTTCTACTTGCTTACGTTACCTGACAGCAACACTGTGTACTGTTTTGACATGAGGCAGTCTTTGCCTGATGGCTCTAATCGCGTTACTACTTGGTCTGGCTTAGATCCTTTATCTCTTGCTTTATTAGAAGATGGTGATATATACATAGGGCTTGAATCAGGTATTGTTAAATACAATGGTTACTCAGACGGCACTGCTCAGTATCAAATGCGTTACTTCAGTAACCCGCTAGACTTTGGCAACACTTCTAATCTAAAGTTTTTAAAGAAGTTTAACGTAACTATTATTGGTGGTCAGGCAACAGAGGCTATTCTTAACTGGGGCTATGACTACACTTCTAACTACACTAAGCAAGCCTTAGTCTTTACTTCTTCAGCGGGCGTATCAGAGTATGGTATAGCTGAATACAACATTGCTCAGTACGTAGCGAGTGGCACTATCAACACACCTAAGATAAATACTACAGGTAGTGGTGAGGTAGTTACTATTGGTATCGAGTCTGAGATTAACGGATCATCCTTTTCTATTCAAAAAATTGACATACACGCTCTATTAGGGAGACTTATCTAATGTCCAACTACACAAAGACAACTAACTTTGCAGCTAAAGATGCTCTCTCTTCTGGCGATCCTAACAAGATAGTTAAAGGTACAGAGATAGATGCTGAGTACAATAACATTGCTACAGCCAGTGCTACTAAAGCTGACATTGCTGGCCCTACATTTACTGGTACTGTTACAGCCGCTACCGTAAACGTCACAGGTACACTGACGGCTGACACAATTACTGGAGGGGCGTACTAATGGCTAAAACAGATAGATTTGGAAATAAGATTGATCCTGCAACGGGTCAGCCTTTATTTCAGACACAACAAAGAAACGTACCTGCTATACAAAGCTCACTAGCTGGTAATTTGTTTAACGTAGGTACTGGGTACTTGTTAGGCAGAGAAGGAGAACAAGCCTTTGGTGAGCTAGGACAACAAGCTCTACAGGGTGGAGAACGACTAGGGAAGCAAGCAATAGAGGCTTCAGCTTTTAAACCTTACACTGTAACTAGCTCTTTAGCTAATGTACAAACTACGCCTGAAGGTGGTTTTGGTATTAACCTGTCTCCAGAGCAACAAGCGTTACAAACGCAACTACAAGGTCAGGCAGGTGGTTTATTCGGTCAAGTAGGGGTAGACCCTGCTTTAGCACAAGCGCAACTATACGAGCAAATGAGAGCCGTACAACGTCCTGAAGAGGAACGTCAGCGTCTAGCATTAGAAGAGCGTATGTTGTCACAAGGACGCTTAGGTCTAGGCTCTGCCGCTTATGGTGGTTCTTCTCCTGAGTTACTGGCTCAAGAGACTGCACGACAAGAAGCTATGGCTCGTGCTAACTTAGGTGCGCGTCAGCAGTCTATGGCTGAACAACAACAAGCCGCTTCATTAGGCGGTCTGTTACAACAAGCTGGTTATCAACCACAGCAACAAGCATTAAGTTTGTTAGAAGGCAGTCAAATCCCTGCTGGGTATTTGTCACAGGGTCAGCGCACAGGAGCTACACTACAAGGACAGCTTGAGCAGTCTGGTTTAGAAGGTTATTTGCAAGCAGCGGAGCTTGGCCAGGCAGAAAGACTAGCACAGCTACAGAATATGGCTAATATAGCAGGAGGAAGCGGTACAGGAGCTAACGCTAGGCAAGGTATTTTTGATCAGATTATAGATCAGTTTACTGGCGGTGTCACAGAAGGCACTCAGGCAGACATACAAAGTTTAATTGATTACGCTAACAACCCTATCGAAACAAGTTTTTTAAGCTCTTTGCCTGATTTTGCTTCTTCTTCTTTCTTAGGCGGTAACGGCTTTTTAAGCTCTCTTGCTTCACCACAGAACATAACCCCTAGCGGCTTTAATCAGACTGCTTTTAACGCGGCTGCTTACGCGCCACAGCAAAACATTGACGCAAGTGGTTTTAATCAGACTGCTTTTAACGATGCACTAGGTCTTTAAGGAGAACAACAATGGCTAAAGTAGATATTACAGGACTCCTTACGGGCTTGGCAGGTACTGATCTGGAGCAAGAAGGTATTAAAAGAGCTAGTGCTATACAAGGCAAGGGTTTAGGTTCTAACTTGGCTCGTTCGTTAGCGTTGCAAGCGCCACAGCGTGAACAGATGATGCGTCAAGGCGCTGGTGGTTTGTTTGGTGTTGATACACGCACTGCTGGGCAACAGATACAAGAGCAACTAGGTCAGCTTGATGTCACTACTCCAGCAGGTCAGCAACAAGCAGTCAAGTTGGTCGCACAGATTGACCCTACTAGAGCATTGGCTTTGCAGACTCAGTTTTCAGAAGCAAACCGTACAGCTTCTTTAGACGAAAGAGCAATAGCGGCTGATGAGCTACGTGCTGCTGCTTCTGCCGCCACTGCTGCTACTTCTGGTGGAGAAGCAATAGGTAAACTAAACGCTCAGTTTTATTTACCAGACAGTATTGCTGCGTTTAACGAAAATTTAAGAGTTACTGGGTTAAAAGATTACTCGCTGTTAGAAAGAGTAGACCCAGTAAAGGAAGCCTATCAAAAAGGCGTAATAACTGATATTAGAGCCGCTAACAAAAAACGTAGTGAGGCTTTCTCTTCTGCTGCTAATTTAAGAGGAAAACTAGATACTATGAAAGAACTTCTAGACTCTGGTCTTCAAACAGGAGCTTTAGCTACCGTGTCTAAAAACGCTAAAGCTTTGGCTCAGTCTTTATTTCCAAACACGCCAATGGACGGATTAGCAGAAGCAGAGGTTTTTACAGCACTGAGCAACCAGTTAGCAGCGATTGTCAGAAACCCAGAGTCAGGTATGGGTCTTCCTGGCGCAACTTCTAACGCTGATTTAGTTTTCTTAAAAGAGTCTGTTCCAGGGCTTCAGAAGTCGAAAGAAGGTAATTTAATGTTAATCGAAGTGTATAGAAAAACATACGATTTTCAGAAAAGCATGGTACAAGAACAAGCTCGTTTAATTTCAGAGAATGGTGGAGTACCTCCTCTAGACATGGAGGCTCGCATGGTAGAGTTTGTTAATGCTAAAGATATTTTAGGGCAAGAGTTAAGAGACAAGATAAAAAAAGGTGGAGGCGTAAGCTATGACAAAAAACGACTTGCCGCTGCTAAAGCCGCTGCTAAAGCAGCCAGAGAAGCTTCAAACAATGCTGGAACAGCTAAAAGAACTGGCAAAAGAACAATACAAACAAAATAGGCTTATCTCATGTCACTAGCGCAAAAAGAAACTTCCGAAGAGGTGATGAACTGGCTTTTAGATAACGAAGCTTTGGAATTTACTCCTGAGTACGATTTAAAAGCACAGCTTTACCTCAATTTAATAGATGAAGCAATAAAACCAGCCGAAGATAAAGAAGAGCTAATGGACTGGCTTTTAGATAACGAAGATAAAGAAGGAACTGCTGAGTATTCAAGAAAGGCAAATCAATACCAAAAAGCCGCTGACAAAGTAACAGCCAATACTTCAGGAGCTTCTGCTTATGGTCGTGGTGTTGTTCAGGGAGCTACTTTTGAGTTTTATGACGAAGCTAAATCTGCTGCGTTAGCTGCGGCTGATTACTTTACAAACAATCCTAGTGACTCTGATTTTGCAGAGCTTTACGCTTCTAGAAAAGAAACAGAGGATAAACTGCTTCAGTCTTATAAAGAAAACTCTGGAGGTGCTTATTTAGGCGGTCAGATTTCTGGTTCTGTTGCTACCATGCCGTTAGGAGGTTTGTTTGGTAAAACAGGTCAACTATTATTTGGTGTCGGTGGTCGTGGAACTACTTTAGGACAAACCGCTGGTAAAGCTGCTCAAGCTGGCGCTACTCAAGCTGGTTTAGCTGGTTTTGGTGCTGGTGACGGAGTTGAAGACAGTTTTAAAGGAGCTGCTTTAGGCATAGGCGTGGGTGGAGTATTTGGAGGTACTTTAGCCGCTGGTGGTTACAAACTAGCGGAGCGTATTGCTAATTCGTCTACTGGGCTTTTAAACAAAGCCGCTGATGTTGGAGCAGTTCCTAAAAGCACAGTAGAGCTAACAGAAGATCTTGTTCCTCAATTAACTTCAGTAGCTACTAAAGCTAAAGCAGCTAGAGACGCTGCCTATAGTGGTTGGAGAGACAAATTAGATTTTTTCATTAATGGTCAAAAGGGAATGTTAGGTGGGAGAAAAGTTTTTAGAGATGAGACTGAAGACGGAGCTGCTCAAGTAATACCAACAACAGCCTTAAAATCAATGGTAGGTGGTATGCAGGAATTAGTCACGGATCAAAAGAACATCAACGGTATTCTCCAAGAAGGTGATTTTGTAAGTGTTGATACTTATAGGAATCTTGTGAAAACTGCTTGGGATTTACAGAAGCAATTGCCAGCAAATAAGGCTGTTCCTTTCGCTAAAAAATTATCTGGTATTAAGGGTTTTGAATATGATTATCTCGACAGTGTTCTCAAAGGATCAGGAACTGCTCGCAGAAAACTAGATAAGGCGGTAGCCTCTTACGAAACTGGTCAATTATTAAACGAACAAATAGTTTCTAAAATAGCTAGAGGAGAAGCGTTAGAGCCTACTTTTGCAAAACAGTTTCTTCCCAACAACTCGTCTAGTTTTAACAACTTTAAAAACTTAAAAACAAGAATAGACTCATGGGCTAAGGAAGCAAACATGTCTCCAAAAGACGTTGAAGAAATACTAGCGCCTTTAAGAGCAAATGCTTTAAGTGATTTAATAAACACACCTAAACTACTAAGCTCTTTAGGTAAAAAAGAAACGTCTGAGCAGTTAACGCTTAACCAACACTATAAAGAGTTACTTACTCCTGAACAGTTTTCTTTCGTGTCTAAGATTAAAGCACTCCCTGAAGGCAGTTTACAGAGGCGAGCGTCTTCTTTGTTAGACTATTACGCTAGTACGGCTGTTTTAGGCACGTTAGGAGTTGGAGGGGCGGGTGCTATTGCTGGTGGCCCTGCGGGTATAGCGGTGTTAGGTATTTATTTAGCTAGTCCGTTACTAATGAATTCAGTAGCTAAGAACAAACAAGTTTTTGCACTAGCTTCTAAGATATTAACTGCTTCTGGAGACACGCCACCTAAAGAACTTATGAAAATGACTAATGCTTTAGGTAAGGCAGCTTTGAAAGCAGGGATTATTACTCCATCAACAGCTATAACAGCCCTGTCCAACATACAACAAGGTCAACAGTAGCCGTAACAAAAAAGCCCTGTGCAGTCATCTACACAGGGCTTTTTAGTACCTACAACATCTACACTATCTCACACGCACCTCCTACACATGCTAATTCCTGGCTACCTGTGGTGTTGTCTTCTTCTTCAAACTCACCCAGCCCTTCCCAGTTCACATCAGGTACAGTAGATAGTAACTCTTTGTACTTGGCTTCATCAATCTCTTCATACGGAGCTTGCTGATATACATGATCGCTATACGGCAACAAACTAATACCACTACACAGATCAAAGTTATCCCATATCCATTGCGCTATCTGCAAGAATTCACTGTCTGTATAATAAACTGTGATACTTGGTTTATGTTCGCACCAATGGTTCTGGTATGCTTTCCAAAGTTCTAGCTGTTGCATTGCACCTACTTCACTGACAGTCACAGACTTCTTAGGTGCTTTCACAGGGAAGCTAAACACAGATGATGTGGGTGACATAACGTCCTGCTCTACTGGGAATCCTCTTGACTCCATAAAGATTGCAAGTGGATCTTTCTTGTCCGAACGTACTCTCCGAATATAATGTTTGGAAAACCTAGGATGAATACCACTAGCGCTATCAACAAGCTGAGAAACAGTACCGCTTGGCTTAACGCATGTAATAGCCGCAGACTGATTAATACCAAGTTTCTCCGACCACTTCTTGTTCGTTGCCACACAGACATCCCGTACTTCCTCTAACCACTTGCTCAAGTCTTTAGACCCGCCCTTGCTCAATAGGTAGTGATCCATAATACCTGTCATACTAACGCCCAGTAGTGCCTCTTCCTCAGTGTTACGCTTCCAGCAGTTACGTAGGTAACGGAAGTCAGTCAAGGTAGCCTGTAGTGTTCCAATGATAGAGGCTATCTCTGCCTTCTCTTTAAGCGTATCTAGTGTGTCGTTCTCACGTACAACAATCTCTGACAGGTTACAGAACTGATTGCTACGTAGGATAATCTCAGAGCATGGGTTAGTCCCAAAGTCCTGCTCAGGGTCACGCCTACCGTTGCGTCCTGCAATCTTCTGTGCTGCTACACGGCTAAAGATACCACGCTCACCAGCCTTGCTCTCGTACATCGTCTGCATCTCTGACAGGAAAGACTCAAAGTCAGGCTTCTCTGTGTACGCTACGCTGTTGTTAGCAAGCCTACGATGCCCTTCGTTGCGCCACCAGTCACCAGCCTTGGCTCTAGCCATACGTTGATCTGACAGGTTAGACAGGCTAATCAGGGCTGATCTACGCACACCACCGACTACTACAATGTCAGCAATCTTACAGACAACATCGTGGCACTCTATGCTAGTTAGTTGTCTTCCCTTGGCTTTCTGAAACACCTCTACACAGAAGTTAAACAGATCAATCAATGGCTCTGGCCCTGACGCTCTACCACCAAAGGTTTTTAGTCTAGCACCTGATGGACGTATTCTGCTTATGTCCCACTGAGGTATCTTACCAGCGTACAGCATAGCGATTAACTCACGGAATGCTGATGCCCATCCAATCTTACTATCACTAACAACAATAACACTGTCTGTCTTGTGGAAAGACTCTGCAATTGTAGGCAACTTGTTAATGAAGTTACGCTCTACACTGAACCCTACACCTGTACCACACATCAAGACATACATCAGTTCGTCAAAGCTACGTGGTGAGTCAATGGCCAGGTAGCTACAGTTGAACCCAGCTACGTTGTCTTTGTCTAGTGCTTCACCTGCTGTCATCATACAACGCATACTAGGCATTACTTCTAGGTTATGTATAGCATGCCACATCTTATCGCTAGTCTTATCATCTAGCTGTCCACGGTCAACCCAGAATCCAACATAACGAGTTACTGTCTCAGCCCAAGTTTCCCTACGCTTCTCCTCTGGTAGCCAACGTGCGTAGCGGCTCTTGTGTATAAACTGTTGATACTGATCCATTAGTTATTCTCCTCTGTTACCATCTTTGTTAGTTTGTTTAAGTACCATCCAGCTTTCTGTAAGTCCTGCACCTGCTTTCCTTTGTAATCATAACGCCACAGGTACTTCATGCAGTTGCCCTTGAGGTATCCTTTGAATGCCACTGAAGACATGGACTCCTGTATAGCATCAATACACTCTATGCTACCTGTGTTGTAGTGGTCAGGGTTGTTGACTACATCTTCTACTGCTTCTTCCTCTGCCATAGTAGCCCAAGGCTCTAGTCCTGTCTTACCTGTTGCTCTGTCCCAGTCAAACCTGGTTGCTTCGTTAATGCTCATATTAAAATTCCTTTGCTAATTCATCTAGTCTATCGTTGATGCGGTCACTGAACTTAGCTACTAAATCTTCTGAGTCTATGTCTAATATCTCTATGATTGTTAGCTCGTCTAGCATCGCTATCTTCTCTAGTAAATCGTAATAGGTGAGAGCCATTTCAGTCTCCGTACTTC